AGCAAGTATGAACCATTAACTGACACTCCTCGAAAATCTAGCTTTCCTTCCAATAGAATTTAAACTCATTTCACCTAGTTTTCTATATTGGGAGGCTGTTAAATCGTTCGAGGATTCGCCAACAGATAGTTCTCCTAAACTTATCTGCTCTTTTTCTCCTTGTGCTATTAAATCAATCACATTAGCATTTGAAAAGTTTAATACAGCTGGTTGATAAATAGCGTCTATTGAATTAGAACCAATTGTTGCTCCGACAAAATTAGAAACATCTTGCCTTGCCATGTCAACAATTTCTACCATATTGCCAGATACACCTAAGGGTACGTCTGTAAAATTTTCCACTATGTGTGTCGCTATACTTCCTATTGTACTGAGTGCCATTTACTGATAAATTATACTTACTCCTAATCCTGATTTTGCGTTACCTAGTCCCGCTCCAACTAATCTTATAACTGAATTGCTCATAGGTATTCTCGAATAAGTAGTTAATATTGAACCCACTGTAGTTCTTTCTTGTCCTCTCACTAAACTTAGCTTAGGAGTCCCTATTACAATTCCTGTATCTCCAGTAGCTGTTCCTGAACGCCAGTCATAAACTAAATCTCCAGGTCCGCTTGTTGTAAATGTTAAACTTCCTGTTTTAATCCAACTGCCGGGGTCATTTCCTCCAACATTTCTAAATCCAATTATCTCTCCATTCAAAGCATCAGAATATATATCTATTGCTCCTCCTGCACTTGAGATTAATCCTGCTTTTGGGTAAGCCCACTCTTTGACTCTATTAGAAATTGCTACATTACTAAAACTACCAGTAGATTGCTCTGCTACAAAACTATTATATTGTCTATCTCTTAATCCTGCTGATTGTGTATATGCCATTATATTTGCCTCCTTTATCCTTTTTATTTAAGTATTTAAAGTGACGCAGTTTCAGATAAACCTGCCATCACGGGATAACTATGCTCCTGAAATTAAATGAATCCAATCAGTGTTACCATCAGTTTCACACATGTATAATTCATCTGCTAATACATCTTGTGCGATTTGACTTCCCAAAGCAGGAGTCAATCCATCAGGGTCACTTCTAACATAAATCAAAGTGTCTGGTGCACCTGTGGTACTTCCAGTCATTCCTTTCATCATGCCAGGTAATGTTCCAGGTCTAGTTGTGTCTGTCGTTATTGCCATTGTTCCTCCATTTAATTGATTTTTTAAAAAATAAAAATAAAAAAAGAAAAAAATCTAAACTTTTAACTTGTAGTAATCTTTGAGATTGCTGTTGTTCTAAGTGGTACTACTGTAATCCTTTGAGTAATTGCTGCTCCTTGCATATCAAAACTAGGCATATCAAAGTTTTCTACTGTGATATCTCTTTTAATTGCAATCGCATAAGCTTGACGTCTATCAAAAATGTATCCGCTAGTAGCTACTGCTGCTGCTCCTGCATTTGTTGAAAACCTTGCAACTGTCATTCCGAATATTGTTCCTATGAACCCTCTATCCATCATTTCTCTGTTACCTGATTTGTCTGCTTCTACGAAAGTGTCTATATTTCTCAAATCTTGAGCAATTTCATTTCCAACGATAAAATCTGTTGGTACAAAATCGCTATTCTCAACATCAAACATAGACTCCGCAATGTTCGCAATAGTGATAGCCGCTCCTCCCGCAGTTGTCGCATTTGCTAAATCTAACGCAGTTAATACTAAGTTAGTTTCATTTTCTGCAAATCTTCTTCCTGCCGCTTGAATGTTTCTCTGAAACAATTCAAACTGAGAATCTTCCATCATTTCACGAGTAATTCTGATAGCAACACCATACTTAATTGGTGTTACGGTTTGTGTACTAAAAGCTATATTATCTAAAGGTATTTCCGCTCCTTCACCAACTTGTCTTATAGTAATGCCCGAAGGCGTTTCTAAATTAATAGTTGTTGTTGAACCTGGAAACCCATTGATTACCATTGCCGCCATCTCTCTTGGGAGTAAAGTCTTATCTACTTCCTCTATAAGAGTTGGCATAATTAACTTAGGTATCAAAGATGTACCTGGTGTACCATCTTCTGTACTAATGTATTCAGTTATATTTTTGAATGCCATTATACGTTAAGTGTAGCAAGGAGATATAAATTTGTTCCACTAGCTGAATTAGTCAATGCTCTTCCAATAGTTGTCCCACTCCAAGATATACTCGGTGCTTCTCCGTTAACATACTGTATAACTTCGCTTCCAGGAACAATTCCTTGTCCACCAGAAATCGCACCACCAGCTCTCAAAATGTAAGTTCCTCTTGTAGCTACTGTTACTAAATTGTTTGTTCCAGAACTAATAGTATTTAATGCTAATCCGTTACAACGATTTCCGTCAGCAATCGGTAAGATTTCAATATCAGTAGGTAAAAATGTACTTACTGTTGAACCTACCGCTTGTGCGGTTTTCGCAGGATTAGAAACTACTAACATTCCAGCCAAAATACTTCCAGTTGCTACACCAGTAAATGTTCTTGGGTTTTCTCCGTCGAATACTACTTGTGCTCCACTTGGACTTGCTGTTGCCATTATCTAATTAAAGTGAAAGAACCACCTCTTAAACTTCCATGCCCTTGCACAATCTTGTAACCAGCTTTTTCTTCAATTTCTTCCTCTTCATCGATAACTTCTTCAGGTTTAGCCACAGGTTCTATTGTGTGTTCAACATGTTTTTCGTCTTCGTCAGATTCTTTCATTGTCTTCAAAGTTTTCACTTCATTAGCTAATTCTTTCATTTGCTTTGACATAGTTTTAAGCATCTCAGTAGTTGCATCAGGTGTTTCAGTTTTTGCTTCAGGTTCAGGTGTAACTTCTACCACTGGCTCTTCTGCCTTAACTTCTTCATCTTGCTCAACTACTTTAGTCTCTTTCTCCATTGTCTTTTCCTCCCTTTTATTGATTAAATGTGAATATGCTTCGTTCATAGCAATTTGGAATGTTGCACCATCATCTGCGGGTACAGCAACTAAACTTAATTCTTTAAATGTTATTCCTCTGGGTATTAAAACACCATCCTCTTCTTCAATTTCTTCAATACTTGCACCAATAGAAACACTGTTCAACCTACCATCTTTAATTAATTCTTTAATCTTTTCATCTATAACAATGGCCTTGAAATCTACTCTTTCCTCTATATCGATAAAATCTCCAGAAATTACCCTACCCATTATTGCACTTACTTCATTTCGATGGTCTATTAGTAATGGTACTCCCTTTAATGTTCCTGCACTTAATTTTAATTCCTCTGCTAAAAATCTATGATTATTTGCTGTTGTAGTTGCATTAATTGCAACCCCATTTATAATAAAATCATTGTCTAGAAATCCCTGCTCTTTAATTGGTACCTGAAAGTTAAAATTTAAAGTCATAAAGTAAGTAGTTTAGGTTTATATTTAAAGATTGATGAAGGGTGTATATAATTATTTTAATTACTCCACCTAAAAATAATATCTACATCAACATCTCTTTGCCCTATTACAGTTATTTGTAATGCCTCATTTAATGCAAATTTCTTAAATTCTGTTAAATCTGTTATATTCCAAACAGGGGCCCTACTTCTTTGTCTTAATGCAATGTACTCTGTACCAATAAATTCTTTATTATGAAAAATTAAATATCCTAATTCGCTTTCAATAATTATCTCCGTTCTTTGTTCTGCACTTAATATAATACATTCCAAAAATCCCTTAATCAAATCAGTTGTAAAAGTATTCTGTCCGCTTTCAGTATTAATTTTAACTTTTTGTTCCATTTAAATCCTTATATTTTTTTATTACTCTCCTTCTTGTAGAATCAGATGGTTGCCCTACAATATTCAAATTAGGTACTTTTGCATCATCAGTTATAGAGGGGTCTGAACCAAATAATTCATTTGCTACTCCTACTCCATACATTAAAGTTTTAGTGTCAACAATTCCAGAACCAGTATAATCACTCCAATTACCAATAACACTTACAGTTTCATCACTTACTGCTGAATCTCCTTCCCGCTCATAAACAATATCTCCAATATGAGGCATAGTTTGAACTCTCTGCCTGGTTTCTTCATCAATAAACATCATCCCTCCAATATAAGTTTTCTACTTAATTCTTTCATTTTTTTATCAAAATTAATATAACAATCTCCGCACAACCATACTCCACTAAAACACCCAATAACTACTCCATCATCTGCACATTTATTACACTTCTCACACTCTATTTTATTTAGTTGTTTCATATTACACTTATCAAACTACATCTACATCCTACATGAAGAGGTGGTTGAGTTTCTCCTATTGCTAAATTATTTATTGGAAATATTTGTCCATTTAAATTTTCACATAAAGGGCAAGTTCTATCAGATAATGCGGCTAACCATCTAACCTCTTCAATTTTATTATCTTTAAAAACTTCAACCAATCCTTTATTCGCCATTCTTACGGTTTCTGTTCTAGCAATCATATTCGGTCTTGCTGAGGCTGTAATTGTGCTGGTGGCTGTTACTCTATCTCTTAAATTTAATCCCTTTACATCTCTTTCAATTTCATCCATGGTTTTATTTTTTCTAAAACCATCTCTCATTATAATTCTTAATTTTTTAATCTCTTTTGCATTTAATAGTCCATCTGCTATTTCTTTAGCATTTTTTGCAGCTAAATCACTAAACTTTTCTATTTTAAGTAATTGTAATATTTTCACTAAATAATCTGAATAATTAAATCCTGCAATTTCTATCAAATTAATATATTCTCTTACATTCATGTTTTCTGTTTCTTGTATATGATTGTGTTGTTTAGCCTTAGCATTTGGTTTAACTCCTGGTACTTCTGGCTGTTTTATTTTACCTTCCTTTTTTGCCTCTGCACTTTCACTTGGTTTCTTTTCTACATCTTTTTCTAAGGGTTGTTTTTTTAATTCTTTTTCGATTTCATCTACTTCTTCATCTACTCCTGCCTTGGGTTTAAGTAATACTTCATCAGCATTTTCAAAACCAAATAATTTAGCTAACTCTAATTGTAATAATCTTTTCATATTTTCACTAATTCCAAAAGTATTAAGTAAAGATTGTATTTGCTCTATTCTTTTATTTATTTCCTCTTCACTAGGTAAATTCCATTCAAATTTAATAGTTTCATCAAAACCATTAGCATTAAGTACTGGTTTCAATATATCGTTTGCAACAATTACCTCTATTTCTTCCCTCATACTTTGTATTTTTCTTTGATAACCATCTAATTGAACTTTCGCTATTCCTTCATTTAATTGCCCACTACCCCATAATACCTCTGGTATCTCAAACCCTGCAACTAACATCATAAAATCATGTCTTATTGATTCTGTTAAACTTGTACCTAAATCTCCAAAATTTAGTATATTCATTTCAGTATTAGCATCTGTTACCCATTCGGTTCTAGTGTTCATAAACTTTAATTTGTTAGAAAAATCATCTATATCACTTGCTTGAACTGATTGTCCTGGTTGTCCTACTTTAATATGAATAGGTGCCCCGGCTTTTCTTTTAATTAATTTATGATAATCTAATTCTGAACCCAACATATTATCTAATACCTTGATATTATGATAAACCCCACCACAACCATAAGCTTCGTTTGGTATTTTGTTTATTTTTAAGTGGGCTATTTGACTTGGTGTGAAATTAATAAAATCTTTTGATTCTTTACTAAATCGATTTAAATCTCCTACAAATTGATTATACCCTAAAACTAAGCTCTTTTTGTTTCTCTTAACATACATATTATTAGCATTCATTACTCTTATTTTAGAGTTCTTTAAATCTAATTCCATAAATCCATTCCCCTTCAAAACGCCCTCTCTTATCCATGGCCTTAATTTTGTAGTAAAATTTGTATCTTTAATGAATCCATCTAAAATAGTCTGTGCGTTTTCATTCTCTACTTTTACAGTGAAATCTCCAACAATAGAATCAGTTATTTTGTTTACTCCACTAGCAACTAAACCAACTTTTTTATAGACATCTTCCACATATTTAAAATCAAAGGGGTGCTCTGCCCCTAGTTCTTTTGGGAAATTAACGGGTTTATCAAATACTTCACCTTTAAATTCTTCTTTGAAATATCCATTTTTTGCCTCTTCTGGTAATGCTAAGTATCCTGTTATCTTTTTAACCATAAATTTAAATGGAATATATGTTTATAATAATTGGGAAAGAGAGTATATACCCTCTCTCCCACCTTACCTTACATCACTTTGCCAAACCCTGCGAAACCCCGCAACACAAAAACAAACCCCACATCACCACTCACACCTATAAATAGATGAATATGAAAGGGGCTTTCGCCCCACTTTACTATACTAAACTCCACTTCACTATACTCAACCATACCTCTCCTAACAGAACTTAATTGTACTGTTTTCACATAAGTGAGTATTATATCTCCTGCCTAAATAATTCCATTGTTACAGTAAGATTTTT